AGCAGATGCTAAGGCTTGTTGCCTTTGCATGGACGTTACCGATGGATCCTCAATGGCACCACTGGAAATACCCATTAGCCTCCTACGTTCTTCTGCCCATGGATCGTCCACCTCTTGTGGCGCTGCGGCGGCAGGGGTAAAATTCTCCCAGTCCGTGCCTCGCAATCTTTCCATTTCAGGACCCCAATTTAAATTAACTAAACTCGACATAGTATTATCTCCTTATGCAAACCCGGTTCCGGTGCCAAATGATGTCGGGTCAACAGATTCACTTCCCGAAGCCCCTCTTATGTTGGCGGCCTTTCGGCGGGCAGCCTCTTGCGCTTCCCATGTGTTCCCTTTATTCAACCCGGACAAAGCTTGCGCACCCATAACCCCAGCGATGCTCAGCTTTCGGCCTAAGTCTCCCCTTGCTTGATCGTACATACCGCGCTCTGCGGCTTCGATGGCCTCTATCCTGGACTGTTCGCTCATGGCCCTGGCAAGAGCTTGCCTGTCCATCCCGGCATATCCTTGCCCTATAAGCTGATCTATTCTTTGCTGCTCTGCACCAACAGCCCTGCCACCTGCCGCCGCAATCCTTGCTTGCTCTGGCCCCATAGCGCCAAGACCCGTTGCCACAGACAATGGGCCGCCTCGACGCATCCCCCTTCTGGCGGCACTGGCCACGCGCCCAAGGTTTTGCTTGGCCAGAACCTCCGCTGGTGATTCTCTGCCGCGCAGTCCAGATAAAGCTTCGCGCATTTGCTGGTCATATACATTAGCTGCCGCTCGCGGGTCCGCTTTTATCTTTTCAGGATCAATGGTCCCAAAATAGTGTTCTGCTTGTTCTCCTAGGTTTTCAGCTATGTTCCCTACAGAGTCCCCTATGGCACTCCCTACCCTTTTAATTGGGTTAGAAATATACTCATTCCAGGCATCCTCAGTCCATCCCATATTTTCCTCCTACGAACCAGTCAGTGTTTTAGTCGTACCCAATGCAACCGTACCCTTAGGTACTCCAAATTGTATCGCAATACCATCAATATAAAAACCCTCGTTAGTTCCACTACCGGGGGTATCATAGATTTTAATCTTAATGGCTCTGCTTTTCTGATCTCGTACGTGTTTCCTGAAAATGTAAGGCTCCTCAGGAGCGCTAGATAACACCTTAGACTGAGTTTCCGAGGTGTCGTCATCGTAGTTATAATAAATCGTACAATTCAAAGTATGCGCTGATTTATAAGTGCCGCTTATCAGGACATTATAAAACCTAAGTAAGTGTAGAAATTGTTGTGTTCTTAACCAGGGGGTGGTGACTATCATATAAGGCAGACGCACTATGCCGGAATCATCAATATCCGTAAATCCAGTATTTTGCGTCACTAAGTACCCGTCAGGCATAACAAAGTTAAGCAGATTATTGTGAACCATTAAGCTTGTTATGGTTGTGTCCTCTGCAAACCAAGGAACCCATTTAGACCATGCGTTAAACACGTAATTGTAAACCAGTATTCCGGCATCATCGGAGTCAAGACCTATGTATATCTCTCCCCTAGAATCATTAGCCGCTATGCTGGTTGGGGTATCCGTCGTGGCAAGATCTTCAACCGCTGAGCCTATAAACTGCGCCTGCATTGACGGGTTTATTTTATAAATACCCCCATGCGCATTGTATATAAACCCCACCGATGTGCTACTTCTTGCGCACCCAAGCGCTGCACCCGCATCCCTGGCAAAAACTGTTGGCGGCGAAAAATCGCTACCTTGACCTGCTGCGTTAGGGCCATCACCCGCTAAGAGGTAACCATGCTCCTTAGTAATGGCAATTATGTAATCCCTAACAACACCAAGACAAGCTATTTTACCTGTGTAGTTTTCTATCGGCTTAACTTGAAAGTCTGAAAACTCCGGTGCAATTACCGAGGATAGTTTCTTGGAGTACCATATTGAAGACTCAGAAGTTGCAACAAACACTCGATTCTTATGCAGCGCAATATCTGTACAACTGGGCGGTGGGATGTTTCCAAAAACATCCCCGGTGACCCCCGTTGTATAAATCTGCTCGTTGTCCGTTATATTATCATCAGTAAGCTTGGCATCTAAGATACCTTGCCATGCATTATCAAAAACAACGGCTTCATCAACAACTCTATAAAAAACACTGCCACCTGCGGTTGTTCTGTATAAAACAATCCTTGGGTTTGTTATCCCGTTTGCTTCTCGCTTCTGCGTCCACTGGGGAGTGTAGACATTCAACTGAACAGCTTGTGCTGAGCCCCCGGCTGACAACGTAAGCTCCACGGTTTCTGAGGGGTAAGATCTCTGTATAGAACCATTAAGCGCTGTCCACTCGTAAATGCATTTGTATTTATAGGTGCCATCCGACAAAACCCCGGCGGGTATGGATGCTGTGCCTGATTTAGTTAAGCCGAAGGTTCCTAAAACATCGAAAGTACCGTTTGCAAAATCAACGTTTGCCACTTCAAATGTTCCGTCGTAACTGGTGGTGCCCGTTATCACGACTGTATTACCATTGGTGAACGATGTTCCTGGTTCCGCATAACTGCCCGTTGTCGTTTTGATGGTTACATAGCCATCAACAGCTGAATCAGCCACTGACGTTATGGTCCTACTCAAGAACTTATGCCTAAATTGCGGATAGGTTAAAAACCCACTTTCCTTAAACACATCACCGCCGTACTCCCATAACACGCCACCAGCGGCCATAAGGGCCCCGGAAGCTTCAACATTTGCTAAGTTTCTCGGCGGGTCTAGGTCTACAACCCCATAGGCCGGATTAAACGCCACTCTTACCCCGAAGGAAATTTGTGTAACAGCACCAGCAACCTTAGAAGATCCAAAGCTAAAGGAAGGTGAGTTTGCGGTGTTAACTCTAGCAGGGCCAACAAAGAACATGCGCCCATCAGAATATGGCCCTTGCCAATCCGTAGTTGCACACACACCCCCAAGCCCGGTGCCTCCGGTGGCAACTATATTGCCATCCGTATCTCCAATTAAGTTGATGGATGATCCGTAGTTAACAATATCCGTTTCCGTTGTGTTGACATCACCATTAGGGCTTACCGCATACGTAGCCCCGTAATAGACCTTGCTATTATAGGTGAATAAGTCGGTAGTTAATGTTGTGAATCTTCTTAACACTTCAGCAGAAGTTAATGCCCCGGTGGCGATTGTTAGCGTGGATTTAAATAGCGAATGTGGGGATGGTTGCGCGTTAGACGCATCGCTACGCGCATTATATGCCACTTGACCGGTGAAGACAAAATGCGCAGTGCTACCTGTTGGCTCTATGCTCCCAGAAACCAACACGCGCTCATCCATTGCCTGCTGTGTTGTGCTTGAATCCGTTTTCTCTAAGGTTTCAGCAATATACGTTTGTGTTTTAATTTGAGGCTGAGTTGTCACGCTAACGCCAAACGTTGCGGCGACAACTACGGTGTCATCATCGTTTAAAACCCTACAGCAAACACGACTAAGAACCCTAAAGTATAAGGCGTTGCCTCCAGCTGACTGTACGTAAAAGTCAGCATCAGTAATTACCGTGTCTTTGCCCCTATAGCCTGCAAAGCCATTTCTAAGGTATTCAGTAATAGTGCCGTCTGTTCCCTGTAGATAATCAACCCTGTAATTAGGGTATAACGATCCTCCGGTTGTCGCTGAAGCAAGCGGGTTTAGACGAAAGATGCACGCGCCATCTGATAACGGCGCTGTCGCTAACTTGTCTAGCGACCATAAGGTTGGAAAATGGCCATTAACATAAAACACTGGCGCAACATAAGCCCCAGAAGAAGGATCTGCATCCAGAACGCTAAATGATGTTGGGGTAAGCGCAGCCGCTACGCCGCCGCTTGTGTCAACTTTAGACGCATAAACAGCAGTTCTTTTGTCGGTGTACGTCCCGCCCGATCCGGTTACTGTTCCAGTTTGTGTTGACCCGCTATAGGTGACACTGGCTATAAGAAACGAGTTATTATCTGGATCACATTCAGTAATAACATGGGCCCCATCCAAATCTGTGGAGCTTGCTATGGTTATAACATCATTCTCAAGAAACCCGTGAAAGTTAGATCCGGTCATATTAACCTGGGTTTTACCCCCCGTCCCACTTTCGGTGGAGGCAAAGCCAAGACTTATGGTTGTAGCCTCACAATCGTTAAAAAGGGTGTACAGATAATTGCCAATATTTACGCATTGTACATTAGGATTGAAATAACGATTATCTGGGGAGTAGCTTTGGGTTACCTTTAGCCCTGCGGTTGGTGTGATTCTTGTCTTAGATACAACCTCAAGCCCTGTTGCCTCATCAATTACTCGCGTAAAGATGTGCCAATAATAATACCCAAGATCACCAACCCCCGACACATATTCAGAATCAGCCGTTGTTTCGGCCCAGGACTCTACGCGATACCCATTTTTACTTGCTGCCGCCAATGGTGAAGTTGCAAGAGAATCATCACGCTCAACATAATTGTTTTCGTAAGTGCATCCAGTAACTCGACCTTTATCAACCCATGTACCGGAATCAGATATGGAGTATGCATTATTACCATCGAAGATCAGCCGCTCATCCTTGTAGCTGGCGCATTGCTTTGCAGCAGATATTGCAGAAGTGTCTACTTTTAAATTCTTAGACTGGGTAAACCCGTTCCTTTTCTGCACCTGCCCGCTCTTGTCAAACATGCCATTGTCGCACTGCGTCAATTTTGGTGGCGTTAGGTGTTTATCCGAAGGCTTTTCATCTAAACCCCCTGACAATGGGATAGGCATAATTTGTTTCTGCAAAGCCATTAAAACACCCACAAGTCCACTTCGGCATCTATAAACGATGATCGAAGTTTTAAAGATTTTGAAGA